CCATTATATGCCTTATTAAAAAAATCAGCTGAGCCAGAAATATCGTATAATGTTGGCTTTTTATATACACCACCCTCACTTTCTATTTTTCTAGGATGTGCCACTAAAAATAGATGAGTATTAGTTTGCTGACAAAATTGTGTTATTTGACTTAATATTTTACCAATATAACTATGATCTCTTTGTGCTGAGTGGTCGAGCATATTCCAGGGATCTATGACACAAACATTTATACCTTTTTGAAATACAAGTTCCCTAAATGCATTTAAAATACCTTTTAAGGTTAAGTTTTCTAAATCAATTTTAATCCAAAAAAAATGATCTTCAATAAAATCTTTTGTATTATTCAAATCATCACTAGTGCAATTTTTTTGATTTAATTTATTAGCTATTCTTTTTATATGTCCCTCATAAGGAAAACTCTCAGGCGAAAACATTGCACATCTAAAATCGTGCTTAGTAGATATATTACACAATATTTGATCTAGTATATCGGATTTACCAGAGTTTGGTATCCCACTAACAACTGTCCACTCACCAAACGCCATTTTAAAATATTCATCAGATCCTGGCAAACCAATAGAATAATTAGTTATGCCATTTTCATTATAATTTAGTACATCTTGCCATATATTGTCTAAATTTAACACGCCCTCAAGTGGAAAATCTTTAGCTTGTTTTATTATATTTCTAAGTGCCTCAGCTCCCTTTTCAATCAAAACTTCATTAGCATCTTTGAAATCACCGAACTCAACATACTTACACCTATACTTTCCAAATCTCCTAGCCAGTTCATTTCTTAATTGTAAACCAGCATCATCATTATCTGTACAAAGTATAATTTCTTTTTTGTCTTTAAAATATTTATAGCAATTATCTAAATACTCTAGTTTTTGAGATCCTTTACTAGCACCATTAGGAACACTACAAACACTATATAAACCAGCTTCATGCAAACTAAGCGCATCCATCTCGCCCTCAACTATGTAACACTTTTGTAATTCTTTTATATTATCAATACCATAAAATATAAGCTCAGCACCAGAAACTAATTTAAAATTCTTTTCACCATCTCTATACTTTACATTAACAACTTGATTATTTCTGTAATAATTAAAATTTATACATCTTCTTTTAGCTTGTACTTGAGGCATATATTCTAATGATTCGCCTATTTTCCAATGTATTAATGTTGGCTCAGTGATGCCTCTATTGCTAAACCATTTTACAACTCTCTCAGCGATATTAGAATTAAATTTTGGGGGTAAAACATATTCAATTTTTTTCTTAAATTTAACATTCCCACCCCATCCACAATTATGACAATTATACAAACCCTCATCAATATTTACTGATAAACAATCATCTTTTTTGTTTTTTCTAGTATGTGAACACTTAGGGCATCTAGTTTTAACAGATCCTTGAGATCTTTTTAGTATTATACCTAAGTCGAGTAAGTCGTTATAGTGATTCATAAATAAAAATATTTTTTAAATATAGAAATTTTTTTTAAATATTTAACAAAAAAATTAATTCTTTGTAACTTAATAGGTTCTTTTTTTCAATAACATAAGATTTAACTTTAGTCATTTTTTTATTACAATCTTGAAAAATAATATTATTTAAAGAAAAACCCTCAAAAGTATAGTTTGGATAATTACAAGTAAACAAGGCAAATATTTTACAATCAGTATTTGCATATTCTGGAATCATTAATGGATTATCTTTTCTATTTACTTTTACATCTACACTATGACTTAACCAGGTTGCATCATAATCATCTGTTTTATTTACTTTACTAGTGTTATGTATTTTAAAATCTGGATACAAATTATTTTCCCTTGCAAATATAAACTCACCACCAAAACCAACTATATTTAATTCTAGCATTGATTTTTCATTAACTGTTTTAGATCCATCCCAACCAGTTTTGATTTTATTATTATGCCTTTGCTCAGCTGATAGTTTTACAATAGCTTGTTCATATTTATCAAGAGTATAAACTTTATTAATTATCACTAGATATAATTTTTTTTATTTGATTTATTTGATATTTATTTAATGTTTGTGAAATATTAAACTCATTTAGTTTTCCTTTTTTTGTATCAGCGCCTAATAATGTTTTTCCATTTTCCTGGTAAATAAAATATTTAATCAATCCCTTAACACGCCACCAAAATTTTGGTTTGTTTGCATTGTCATAAGTTTCAATATACTTATGTACGTACATGATTCCATTTTTATCTTTATTTCTAAGTTTTAATAAACTTAAAAAATGCACACCCCAGAACTCATGTTCTCTAATAAACTTAACTACTAGCCAGAGTTTATGAAAATCTAATTTTTCGATTCTCTCTAATTTATCTAAACAACTTATCCATTTATTTTTTTGGCTTTCAGTTTGTGGCTGATATTTTTTTGGAAATAAGTTTACAAAATGAGGGTAAACTTTTAAAACTAAATTACTATGCATATTATTACTTTCTATATTGTTATCATTATATATATTAATATTACTTTGTGGAGGATTTTCCGATTTCGGTTTTTTACGATCTCGGTTTTTCCGACTTCGGTTTGCTTTTAAAATATAGTTATAACCCTTAAATTTACCTTTATCGGTAACCCTGTCCCTTTCTATATAACCAGCATCTATAAGCTCTTTTAATTTTGATGCTATGGCATCTTTGCCCTCTTTAAAATGGTTACAGATAAATTGTATTGTTATTTCTTGTTCAGCTGTGTGAGAAAATAAATAAGCATACAAACCAGTAGCACCAACTGAAATATCTTTATGCCTAAATATATAGCTAGGTATGATAGTAAAGTGGTCAAACTTTTTAGGTTTTAAAATCTTATTGTATTTCATAAATAAGTCGCTAAGTAATAAAATTAATGTTTGTCAACCAAACCTTTAATTCCATCACAAAATGTTTTAAGCTCTCGGAAAGTATCAAAAAATTGATTATAAGTTATATCTCCATCTTCATACATAAACCAAAGTAATTCCATCAATAAGTCAAACTCAGCTTCACTAGCAACCCCTATAAACTTGTAATCGTATTTAAAACCATCTGAGCTAGATTGTGTCCATCTTACTTTTTGATTCTCTTCCTCAAAATATATTTTTTTTGATCTAGCCATTATTTGTTGTTAAAATATTTATCTATTATTTCAATGCATTCATCTAAATTATTACTCCAAACAGCTATCCAGTTCTTGTTTTCAAGCGATTTAAGCCACTTTTTTTGATTTTCGGTAGGTTTGTTATACCCAGCTTTTAATTCTATGGCTAAACCATTCTTAGTTTTGTTCGGATCAAAAATCATTATGTCAGGAATACCAGGTTTTGTGCCTAAGTATTTCATTTTGTATTGCTCAAATGGTGTTCTTTTACCCTCGTTAGCGACATGAGTGAACAATGCTTTAGGGTATTTCAAACCAATATATCTCATAACTTGATTCTGCAATACATCTTCTTTACCTAAATACTTTGCAAATGGATTCCTTTTCATAAAGTTTTTTTACAAAATTAAAAAATATTTAGTCAGTATCAGCCATAATATAAATAATTCGTTTCATTTCTAAATTTTCAGCAAATATTTTTTTATACTTTCTGTCTAATTGTTCTAATCTAGTTTTCAGATGTTCACATTGCATTACATAAAAATTATGATCAGTAACTAACCTTTCAATGCTTTTGCCATTTTTAGTTTCAATATAATCTTTTTCAGCTTCTGAAATAATTTTATTATATATTTTGCTTCTAACAAGATCGTGTTTTATAATATAAGGCAACTCTTTTAAACTATGCATTACAGTTGCATGATTTTTATTGACTGATTTGCCAATTTTTGAAAAGCTCATCTCTCCAAAATTTCTACATAAATAATAATAACAAGCTCTAGCAAAAACATAATCAAATTCTCTCGTAAGTTTGTTTAGTTTCACCTGAGTATGCCTTTCAACTATCTCTCTATATTTTTCTACTTTTCTATTATAATATATATGATCCATCTTTGTCGTATTTATACCAATGATAACCTGGCATAATACCAGATTCTACGTAAATTTTCCATTTTGAAAACGCTTGTTTATATGCATTGCGGCCAAACTCAATAATCTCATCACTTAGTTTATAAACCTCAACTGTATAAGGGTGTGTAGTCGTTACTGCTATAAATCTAAAATCATCTATGCCACACATATCCATATAAAATGCCGCTTGTAAATGATAACCCCATTTATAAATATCTCTTTTAAATGCCTCAGGTGAATTGTCTTGACAAGTTTTAACATCACTAATAAAATTAGAAATTCTATTAATACAATCTGGTCGCACCCTAACATCTATACCCTCATATTGAGTATAGTGAGATAATTCAATCTCACCCTTGCAATATTTCTGAGCTAACTCATGTTGTCTAAAACTACCTAATATAGATTTTATAATTTCATGCGAATCAGATTCTAAAATTATTTTCCCATTAGCTAATTTAAGTTGCTTTTCATATTCCTCTTTTCCAGCTTTAGTTCTTTTGTTTATTTTTTCAATGACATGATAAATGTCATAAAAATCATCTGGCTCCAAAAGAGCTTGATGAACAGCAGTTCCTAATGCCATTGCTGGAGTTTCTTTGAACTTTTGATTAATTAAATGATATACAGATTTTTTATATATCGTTTTTAAACCACTAGCACTTATGCTACTATGCGAATGGTATTGATCGTTACTATCTTTAATTACTTTCATAAACTTGTATTCTTTGTTTTACTTGTTTTTGTATTGCTTTTAATAAATCTTTTTTTTCTTGTTCGGTTTCTAAACATTCTGGTAACCTCATCCACCAATGTGTTGATTTATTTGGGAAAAAAATATCCTTAATTAAATTACCAAATCTTCTCATTGGTCGATAAACTTTGTAAACTGTATTTACTTTCATAATATAAATTTTAAAATGAATTTTAAATTTAAAAAAATATTTTTAATTATTCAAATAAATTATAAAAAAAAGGCACGAAATAAATCATGCCCTTTTAAATTCCTTTGTTTGCTAGTATTATAAAGGAATATCTAATTTTTCAATATTATCTTTTCCAATCCAATTATTTTCCAAGTCAATGACTTTATAATTGTACTTGACTAAAAGATGTATTGCACTATTAATCTCTCTAGATTTGGTTCTAAAATGATCAAAAGTTTCACCCTCAATGGCTTGTGTTTTACTTTTAAATGCCACTAGAATTAAATTTAAAATGGCAAATCATTACTAGCTTGACTGGGTTCACTAGCTTTTGATTCTTGTTTAGGTTGCCAAGTATTTATCTCGCCATAGTATTTTCCACTTTGAGATTTTTTCAAATCTATATTCACCCAACCATTTTTAGTGTGTTTGTCTAAAAAAGGTTTAAATTCATCAACCTTAACACTAAGATTGCCAATTACAAAATCAGGTGCATTGTCATTTCTTTTGACAATTAAACCCTCAGTAAAAATTTTTTCATTTGCTTCCATATTATTATTTTAAATTAAATTGATTATTGATTTTAGTTCTATATTCTTTTTTCATCTTATAATTGGCAACTACCTTTTCGGCTTGTTCTTTAGTGCCTTTAAGTGTTGCAATTAATTGAGTTTCATTCAACCAAGATTTATTATCTTTTGGCTGATTGTTTACAGCTGTTTGAACCTCATCAGCTGATGCTATGGCAGTATCAATACCAATACCCAAGTAACCTAATGCCCTACCTAAAGCACTAGTAAAACCATTTTCAACAAATGATGTCTTGTTAATATAGCTTGAATCTCTATATTCTTGAGCATGAGCAACTGCCATTTCAAATCCATCTGGATTTATTATGGTTACTTTAAATAACCCCTCTTTATCATCTAAGGAAACTACATCCTCAGATATTCGCCACCCTTTGTATTGTGGCTGAGATCTAAAATATATTAGTCGTTCATTGACTGTGATATATTCTTTTCCCTTAATGTTTACTGATTTCATAAATTAAAAGTATTAAATTAATCGTTTTATATCAAATCCAGAATTTTTTAGTTTAGTAATATCATCAACAGTAAGCCGACCTGGATTTTCAATCTTGCTTTTAAGTGTTGGCATAGTACAACCTAAGATTGTACAAATTTGGTAGCGCTTTAAACCTAGTCGTTTAAGCTCATTCCTAAAATGAATTTCAAATATCATATATATTATTTTTACACAAAAATAAAAAAATATTTTTAAATAAAAGAATTATTTTTAATTTATTTACAAAATGAAACCCCTAAAGTGTTAGGCACTAAAGGGGTTTCTCAGCAAACAAGGAAAAGAAAAAAGTTTAAAATCTTATAACAAAACTAGTTGATAAATCATCATTTTGATTTGGAACGTGCATCACTATGCTGTATGTATTTTTCTTAACATTATAACTCATTGAATCAATATAACAGCTAACTGGCTCTTGTAATATACTAGAACCGAAATTAACCCATATTTTATTGTGTAATCCTAAAGGCAATACATTATTGTTATATAAATCGCCCTCATATCTAAGCACAAAATCTCTGTAATCATTTATAACTTGTTGAGTTGTAATTTCTTCTAATGATTTTAAATAATTTGTTTTATCTCTTGATCTGTACCATTCTCCAAAAACTTTACCATATTCCTCATTAGTTAGCACTAAGCCATCTAAATTAA